ATGTCAAGTAGCAAGGTTATAGACAATGGGATTGCCTTTTCAGAAAAGCAGGAGCAGGTGATTTCTTTATTAAAGCACAAAAAGCTTAAACGAATCAATCTCTTAGAGGGGTCTGTGCGCTCAGGTAAAACCTGGATAAGTCTTGTGCTTTGGGCAATGTGGGTGGCTACGCAACCTAAAAACGCCAGTTTTTTAATGGCGGCAAAAACTCTTACGGCATTAGAACGCAACAATTTAAACCTTTTGGTTTCGTTGGTGGGAGCTGATAATTTTAAATTTTCAGTGCAGTCCAAAAAGGCCACACTTTTTGGGAGGAGAGTGTATCTGGAAGGAGCGAGTGACGCAAGGGCAGAAAGTAAAATTCGAGGACTTACGCTCAAAGGGGCGTATCTTGACGAATTGACTCTTTTTGACGAAGACTTTTTTGTAATGTTGTTATCCAGACTTTCAGAACCCGACGCCAAGCTTTTTGCAACCACCAATCCGGACTCGCCCAATCATTGGCTTATGACGGATTACATACAAAGGGCAGATGACGGTGAGCTTGATTTTTTGAGAATTAAGTTTTTGATTGATGATAATCCGTATCTGTCAGATGAGTATGTAAGAAGTTTAAAGGCTGAGTATACAGGCGTGTTTTACGAAAGATTCATAAAGGGTGAATGGGTTGCGGCAGAGGGTGTTGTATATCCCGAATATGCTAATAATTCAAAATGCTATACGGTTGAAAAAGCACCCGAAGATATATCATTTGTTACTGTGGGAGTGGACTTTGGCGGTAACAAGTCCGCACACGCTTTTGTGTGTTTGGGATTTACAAAGGGGTTCAAATCCTGTGTGGTTTTGGATGAATTTTATTTAAAGGAGCAAATAAGCCCCGAGAGGTTATCACAAGAATTTATTCATTTTTGCAAAAGGCAAAAACAAAAATATCCGCTTTATGAGGTTTATTGCGACAGCGCAGAAACTACGCTCATTCAGGGGCTTAAGAATGCAGCTATGCGCGAACATCTCACCATTGATGTGAAAAAAGCAAAAAAAACGAAGATTATTGACCGAATCCGTTTTTTTAACAGCATGATTTCACAGGGGAGGTTTACAATCCTTAAAAAATGTGAAAATGTACACAGCGCTCTGTGCAATGCTGTGTGGGATGAATCAAAACCCGATGATGTAAGACTTGATAATGGAATTTTGAATGTTGATTCTTTGGACGCTTTAGAGTATGCAGCCGAACCCTATATGAAAGAAATGATAAGCAAAATATAAAATTTGAGGAGAAAAGCATGGTAAAGAAAATACTGAAAAGTTTAGGCTATACGCCGTTGCCTGATGGGATGAATATGCCCGTTGAGCTTTGGAAGTCCTGGTACGAAGGCAAGGTGGATTCTTTTCACGAGTATCGTCAGTACAACGGCAAAAGGGCATTAAGGCGAACGAGAAAATCATTGTCGATGGCAAAGCGTGTTTGTGAGGATTGGGCTGATTTACTTTTTAACGAAAAGGTGGAGATAATTACCTCCTCACCTTCTGCACAGAAAGTTCTTGACAAGGTGCTGGTGGATAACAGTTTTAAAGTTTGTGCCAATAAGCTTGTTGAACTGGCGTTTGCGCTGGGAACATCCGCTTTCGTTGAGCATAAAACGCAAAACGGTGTACTTATTGATTATGTGAGAGCGGATATGATTTATCCACTTGCTTTTGCTAACGGAAAGATTTCGGAGTGCGCTTTTGCAAGCCGAATGCTGATTTACGGTGAAATGCACACCTATCTTAACATCCACACAAAGGAAAACGGAAAGTATGTAATTAAAAACTTGCTTATATGTGAGCGCACTAAAAAACGCGCGCCCCTTCCTGAGGGAATTGCAGAGGTTTTTTATACAAATTCCGATGTGGCGATGTTTCAGATTTTATCTCCTAACATTGTCAATAATATCTGTCCTGACAGTCCTTTAGGAATTTCTGTTTTTGCTAATGCGATTGATGTGTTAGAGGGCATAGATTTGGTTTATGACAGTTATCAGAACGAATATCGTTTAGGTAAAAAGCGAATTGTGGTTCCTCTGTCTATGGCGAAAATCGAAATGGAACAGCAGGGCGAAATTTTGCCGGTGTTTGATGATAATGACACGGAATTTTACGCCTTCTCGGGAGCGGACCCTGATAATTTTTCAATAAACGAAATCAATATGGAGTTAAGGGCCGATGCTCACGAAACAGGGTTACAAAGAAACATCGATTTGCTTTCGGATTTGTGCGGATTTGGTTCGAGTAAATACAATTACCAGACAGGCAGAATCAAAACCGCAACTCAGATTGTTTCTGAACAGTCAGATCTTTTCAGAAACTTGAGAAAACACGAAATTCTGGCAGAGCAGGCAATTAAAAATCTCGTTAAGGCAGTGTTGTTCCTTATGGGTGAGGACTATGAGCAGGAGGTTACAGTAAACTTTGATGATTCTATCATAGACGACGCAGCAACAACAGCAGAAAGAGCTTTAAAAGAGAAGCAGAGCAACATAATTGACGCGGCGGAATATTTAAGTCGCGTGTACAAATTACCGCGCCAGCAGGCGGAGGAAAAGGTTAAAATGATGAACCTTGAAAAGGCTGAGCCTGCGGTGGTGGATTAAATATATTCGGTGCGCACGCCGTGACAGTGCGTAGAAAGGAAAAAGTATGAAAAGAGATTTTTTGATGAATGAGCTTGGTCTTTCTAAGGAACAGACCGACAAAATCATGGCACAATACGGCGAATCCGTTAATTCGCTGAAGGATGAAAACAAACGCCTGACAGATGAAAATGCCGGGCTTATTGAGAAGGCTCAGCACGCAGATGCGCTGAGCGGTCAGGTAGGGGAGCTTACAGAACGCGTAGGAGTACTCACTTCGGAGTTGAATCAGTCAAAATTAAATGGCGCAGTATCTCAGGCTTTAATATCTGCAGGTGCAAAAAATTTAAAAGCGGCAGGTGCTTTGATTGATCGCGATAAAATCACTTTTGAAGAAGGCGGTGTAATGGGGCTTTCTGAGCAGATTGAGCAAATCAAAAAAGAGTGCGGCTACCTTTTTTATGATGGTAGTGCATCCTCGGGAATGCGACATACACCACAGGCTGCAACATCGGATGGCTTTGTAAGCAGTGCGCGTTTTGCAGCAAAACTTAACTAAAAAACGGAGGATATAAAATGGCAAACAGTATAACACTCGCAGAAAAATTCTTACCCGTAATCGATGATATTTATAAAAATCAGTCGGTTACACAGATTCTTGACAACGACACACAGGTTAACTTTGTAGGTGCTAACAAAGTTCAGGTATTAAAAACATCAACAACAGGTCTTGGCGATTATTCAAGAGCAGACGGCTACCCAAAAGGTGATGTAACAGCAACTTGGGAAACAATGACATTGTCCGTTGAAAGAGGCAAGGAGTTATCAATCGACCGTATGGACAACGAAGAAACTCTCGGTATGGCATTTGGCGCTGTAACAGGCAGCTTTATGCGTGAATGGGTAGTGCCGGAAATTGATGTTTACAGATTCGCAAAATATGCAGGTGCAGACGGCATTACAAAGGTGTCAGATACATTGACAGCGGAAAACATCTTAGCTGCAATTGACGAGGCGAAAAAGCAGATGGACGCCGACGAAATCCCTGAAGAAGGCAGAATTTTATTTGTAAATTCTGATTTGCAGCTTCTTTTAAATCAGTCAGTATCCCGTTGCTACGGCAGTGATGCGGCTGTAAACACAATTATGGGTACATACAACGGTATGCAGGTTGTTTATGTTCCCTCATCACGCTTTATCACAAAGGTAGACCTTGCAGACGGTGCTACAGGTACAGGCTTTGCCCGTGCAGCAGATGCCGAGGACATTAACTTTATGTTGGTATATCCCGGTTCTGTTTTACAGGTTCAGAAGTTCGCAATGCCCAAAATCTTCACGCCTGACGAAAATCAGGACAAGGATATGTGGAAGTTCCAGTTCAGACTCTACCACGATTGCTTTGTGTATGAAAATAAGGCGAAGGGTATTTATGTAAATACTGCAGAGTAATTTTAAAGGAATGATAATATGGAGCTTATAGATTATTCTTATTACAAAGAGGTATATTGCGGCTCACTTGATGAGAATGAGTTTGCAAGAATTTACCCTAAAGCTGTAGCTTATTTTTACGGCGCAACACGGGGCAGAATTAAAGAAGCTGCCACTAATGTGTGTTTTGCTTTGTGTGAATTGTGCGATATATTTTACGAAGACATATCGCGTGAGAGTATACAGAGCGAAAGCTGTGACGGATATAGCATTCACTATAAAGAAAGCGAAAATGCATACTCTTTAGCGTGGGATGTTTTGGCTACATATCTTGAAACAAGCGGTTATCTTTACGGAGGTAATCTTGTATGAAATATTTGAAAACGGTATATGTGCACAGGTACTCAGAAAGTGATGATACCTGGCATAAAAAAGAGCTTTTGGGTGTGCTTGTTTCAGGGACTCAAAACAGCTACAGCTTGTCCGATACATTAAACCGTGACGCGCACATTACCTTGCGCGTCATGGGTAACGCGGATGCTGATGTAATACCGCAGGATGTTATTTCATTTAAGGAAAGTGACGGTGCTGCTCCGCCCGATAGTGACATTGCAGTTGTTGTATCGGTAACAAAAAATTCCTGCGGAAGCAAGCGTGTCCGTCATGCAAAAATCATTTGCAGGTAAAGGCAGAAAGGAGAGGCAGACGATGGTTTTTGACATTTTAAATTATATGAAGAGCTGCCCGTATCTGTCGGATTGCAATATGAATATTGATTATCTGGGAAAATCAGTACGCTCGCTGTCTGTAAGCGGCAGGTCAAATGATGAAACTGTAAGAGTATATACTGACGGTGATTCTCTGACGAGGAGTGAATTCATACTGAAACTCCGCTTACCTTACGGTGTGGACAAAAGCAAAAACCGTGCAAACAGTATACTTTTGAAAAATATTGAGGAGTGGTTTTTACAAAACAGCTCCAAGGGAATTTTGCCTGAATTGGGCGAAGAAAAAATTCCTGTTTCAGTAAGTGCTGATTTTTCCCGTGATAATGTAACTTATCTGGCAGACACGGCGGTTTTTACAGCCAATGTAGCTGTTTTATATTATAAAACAAAGAGCCATTAAGGCAGAAAGGAATTGTTATGTTAGGAAAGTTAGTTAACAGACATGAAAAAGTTGCATACTACGGCGTTAAAGATGCCGAAAGTACCGTTACATATCGCAGAATGTGTGGCTTTACAAAAATGGATACATCGAAAAACCCCGTAGAATACACAAGAAGATATATTGATGAAAGCTTTGAACAAACAGATGTTGTGGCGTTTAGTCCGTCTATTTCATTTGCTTTTGACAGATACAGCGGTGACCCTGTTCACGAGGATATTGTGTCATTGGCAGACAACGAAATTTTAGGTACAGATGCTGTTCGTTCAATCGTTATTGTTGATATTTCAACTAAGGATGATTCAGGTGTATGCAGCGCTATAAAGCGTGATTTTTCAGTAATGGTGGAAAACGAAGGAAACTCCACCGATGCGTACACCTTAAGCGGTACTATGAGCACAAAGGGTGAGAAGATTTTTGGCAAGGCTACATTGTCAGATGATTCTCAGACTATTACTTTTACTGATGATGAGTAAGCAGTATAACATCTTGTGCAGTGAATTGCCCGATTATGTGACGCTTTACGGAATCAAATATCCTGTACATACATCGTTTAAAAACTGGATTGAGATTTCTATATTGGCGCAAGAGCGCGGTATGTGCGATGCCAAAGCAGTGGCACAAATGCTCAGGCTATGCTACCGTGAAAAATTGCCTACCAACATGATGTCGGCGGTTTTGGGTATGCTTGCTTTTTTGAATGGGGACGCGGATATTTCCGTGTCCTCTGACAAAAAACCCAAAAAGCTGTATTCCTTTAGTGAAGATGCTCACGCCATATATTCGGCGTTTTATTCCAAATACGGAATTGATTTAGAAAAGAGTCACATGCATTGGTACAAGTTTTGTGCCCTTTTTGAAGGGCTTTCTGACGATAATCCATTTAAGACTCTTATTAAAATAAGAACAATGGATGAAACTGCAGTAAAAGATGAAAAAACAAGGAGAAAAATAATCAATTTAAAAGCAAAATACAGTCTGGAATTACCGGCAGAAGTAGATGTGGCAGAGAATATATCTTCTCTGTTTTAGCAAGGAGGGGAAGTATGTCGGAATTTAGCAATATAAGTGAATATGAAGAAGAGGCACGCCGAATAGGTGAGCAGGTTGCCGATGCCTTTGACGATGGATTTTTGAACAACTTAGAAAAAGCAAACATCGAGGTAGTCAGAGCGTTTAATACACGCTATGAGGCTATAAATTATCAGCTGGAGTTCGGACTTATTACCGAAGAAGAATACTACAAAAAGCTCGAAGAGGCGCGTGATAAGTATTTTGGACGTAACACTCAGGAATGGTATAAGTACACTGCGGAGATCTATGAATACCGCAAAAATGCTCTTGAAGAATATCAGGAGTATGTTGAGGAAAACCTTAACTCCCTTTTAGAAACCGTAGAAAAGGGCAGAGAAGAATTTACACGGATTCAGAGGGAGCAGGGCAATTACAAAGAAAAGCTTCTGGATTATGCCGGCTCGCCTACAGGTTTTGACACTCATACAACATATGTGGACAATTACTGGCCCACCGGAGACCCAATAAAGCTGGTTGACTATACGCTGGTGGACTACGATAAAGAAATAGAAAAGCTCAAAAGCTTCAACGACAGCATCAATCAGCTAAAAGAAAGAGCTCAGGACATCGACCCTGAGGTGTTCTCTATGTTTTTTGATGAGCTGAGGGGGATGTCGATTGATGATGCAAAGATACTTACAGATTTGCTTCTTAAAGCAGGTGATGAGGATTTTGCAAAGCATTTTCAGCTTTATCAGGAAAGAAACGATCTGGCAGAGAGTATGTCAATCTCACATTTTAGTGATGATTTCAAAAATTTTGAAGATGAAATGAAGTCAGAACTTCTGCAACAGTTTGGTAATTTGCCCGGTGATTTTTTTGAGTACGGCACTGTTTTAGGCGAGCAGATTATGGAAGGGTTTATATCTGAGGTTAATGACTTTTTCTCGGATATAACTGTTGAAATTCCTGTGATTGAGGCTGCTACAGAAACCACAAACAACATACAAAACTCCACATTTTCGCCTGTATATTATTTTTATGGTGATCGTGCTACAACATCAAGAACCAGACTGATGGCAAAAAATGAGTCGATTTTTGATTATATGCGCGGGATAGAATAGGAGGAATTATGAAGCTTATATATGAAAACGAACGAGGAAAAATCGTAATGAATGGTGGCGGTGGTAAGGGCTTTAATATAACTCAGATAAGGGGGATTTCGATTCCTGAATGCGATGTTGAGGCTGTGAGATACCCTTATATGGCAGGGCAAGTAGTAACAAGGGTTACTCCCATGGAAAGAGTAATAACAATATCCGCCGATGTGCGCGATGACAATAAAAAAGAACTATCGCGCGCTGTGAATGTTTTTTCTGCTCCCGGCACAATCAGCATAACCTCCTGCGGTAAAACCAAAAGGATAAAAGCGCGTTGCGTAAGCTTTGAACCGAACAAGAATAAGGGAGCGTATACTCCGTTTACTGTACAGTTTTGTGCGGACAGCCCATATTTTGAGGATATTTATGACACTGCTGTTTATATAACAAATCGCGAGGGAAAACTGATGTCGGATTTTGTTTTAGGTTGTGCTTTTTCTGAAAGGCTTTTAAAAAATCTTGTGATAAATCGTGGTGACGTAAATGTTGAGCCGGTATTTGAAATTTCTTCTGTTGATGGGGCTGTATGTCCTCAGGGTATCTTGATTAAAAACAACAAAAACGGCAAGGGAATACTTTTAAATACTGAAGTTTTGGCCGGGGAAACGATTACCATTGATATAAAAAACAGAAAAATCACAAGCAACAAGCGTGGAAATTTGATTTCCTGTTTGGGTCAGGATACGGCGATTTCAAGGTTTTCAATAGATGTAGGCGTATCGGAAATAGAAATCTTAACACCTGAAATAAGCGGAACACTATCTGCAGTATGCATATATAACAACAGCTATATATCGGCTGTGGTATAGGTAGAGGTGAAAAAATGAAATTCGGAGATATAAGAATATACGATAAAAACTTTGAACTTTTGAATATACAGCCAAAATACATGGCTGTAAACTGGGAAATTAATTTCAAAGGCTATGGTTGTGGTGAAATTCAGTTTGAAAAGACCAAGGAAATTGTAAATCTTTTAACCCAAAATCGTTATCTGTTTTTACTTCAGGATGATATTCAGTCCATAATTACGGGATATAAAATCGGTGAAACGGTCACAGTTTTCACAAGGACTCTTGAGTGGCTTTTGACAAAGTTTTGCGTAACGGGGTTTTCCGTTTACGAACTTATGAAGGAAGTTTACAATCACACTTGGAGTGAAACTAAGCTGATTGGATACATATTGGAGCAAAACCTTCATAAGGATTTCAAATTGAAGTTTTTGGGACTTGATTCTGATGAAAGCGATATGAGTGATTTTTCCTTAGAAGGTGCCAGTGATATATATTCACTAATTAAAAGTATTATTAAGGATGAAAAAACAGGATTTAGGTTTTTTCGTGATTTTGATGATGATTGCTTTGTGTTTGAAATGGTTTTGGCTAAGGAAAACACAGAGTTTACGCTGTGTGATGAGTACAGAAACTCATACGAAAGTGAGTATAATTTTGATATACAAAATGAAGCCTCAGGCGGAGTGTTTTATCACGCAATAACCAATATGGGCAGGTGGGATGCCGGTGTAAATTCTCCCACAATAACTCAGGAGCCGTCTAACTACGGTAAATATTATACTGTGTCTGCCGAAGGAAAAATCATGGGTAAATATGTGTATAAGGACCAGATTATACTTTGCAAAAGAACTGACGGAATTTTTGATATAGTAGAAAAAGCCGAGCCCTTTTTGGTGGAATTTCCGCCTGAGGACAACGGAATATTTTCGTGGACAGCGGTTCTTGACTCAACAGATACGGTAAGTGCTGAAAATGAGCTTTCGGACAAAAAGGCGATGGATATGATAACAGGAAAAGTTAGTCTTTCGTATCCTGATGAATTTAGTTTGGGGGATATTGTATCGGTAAAGTTTTTTGCCGATGATATGTCCTGTAGTCAAAAAAAGCTTATTTCTCAGATATATATGTGGGACGAGCCTGAGGGTTCGGGCATAAATCCCACTTTGACAGATGTTAAATAAGGAGGAAGGAAATGTCATACAAATTTAGTTTTGCAGACAACGCAGTATATTCTGCCAAAGATGTAAACAACATTACAAAAAGGCTTGTTACCTCGGGCATAGAGGATAGCTTTGTTGACGGGGTCGCGTACAATGTTTCGAAATTTAACGAAGCAGGTCAGCTATTGTATTCGTCAGGTGTTGTTCCTGAAAGTTGTCTGACTTTGAAGGTAATAGCTTCAGGTGACGAGAAGATTCTCATAAATCCCGGGCTTGCTTTTTTTGACGACGGTTCTGTTATTGAGATTGAAGACGGCGGCGAAGAATTGAGCTATACAAAGGGAGAAATAAATTATGTTTATCTGAAAAACGACCTTGAAGCGTCAAATGTTTCGTACCCTTATTGTGGAACACAGGAGCCTTTAGGGGATTATGTGATGCTGGCGGTTATTGATGAAAATGGCATAATTACAGATAAACGCAAATACGCACAGGGAAAGGTACCAGGTTATCAGAGCGTAACGGGTGGACTGTTGATTCTGGACGAAACTGTTGGCTTGCCCATAAAGGATTACCACAGCACCTCAGGTGAAGTGTCTTTTGATATTGGCGCAAACAAATATGAGTACATAATATCGATAGGAAAAATCGGCCATTATGAACAGCGTGAAAGTGTAGCCATTTACAGAATTACAGATGGTACGATTGTATCATTAGCACGAAAAGGTACAACAGATGCGGTGTTTAATGGGGAGAAAATGTATCTTTACTATGACAAAGTGCATAAAATTATTACCGCTGTTCCCTCGATTAGTGACGGCGTACTGACATTAAACATTGATGTACGAGACAATAGAGATCAAATAGGTAAACCGGGTGACACTCTGTACATAGATGTAAAATTGATTTTTATATAGGGGTGAATTGCAATGATAAATTATAAGATGAAGATAGATTGTCTTAATGAAAAAGTTCTCTCCTCGGATATTACATTTATTTCCGGTGATGTTATGGCATACAAAATGATTTTTGAGTTTTATGAAGATGACAAGCCTATGGATATAACGGATTGCACATTGGTGGTAAGAGCAAAGCGTGCTGACGGAAAATGTATTGAAGGAGCAGGAGAAATTATAGACGGCAAGGGAACGTTTGTTCCCGGAAACAGTATGTATGCAGTTCCCGGGGAGTTAAAAATGGAAATTGCACTGAGTGACAGTTCAAAAAGCTATGTGACCACTAAGGTTATTGTGGCAGAAGTCGTTGAAGGAATAGGAGCAAAAAATCAGCCCGATGCAACAGAGGTTTCTGTTTTTGTAACGCTGCTTAATCAGGTGCAGGCGCGAATGGATGCTGTTAAACGGTTGGCGGAAGAGGCTATTCCCGTAAAGGGAGAGGACTACTGGACTGACCAAGATAAAGCCGAAATTAAATCCTATGTAGACGAAGCTATTCTCGGAGGTGAGTGGTGATGGGCGTTAAAGAAAAGATGACTGCCATTGCTGACAAGATAAGAATGTATCTGAATAGCGAAGCCAAATATAGTTTAGATAGTATGCCCGAGGCAATATACGATGTGTTTTCTCGAGGTGTCGATAAGGGTGAGGCAGTAGCGAAGAGTAAACCGTATCTGGACACATCTCAATTGACGAATTTTCGTTATTTTTGTATGGGGGGTATTCGACAGGAAGCCATACCGTTTTTAGACACCAGTAACGGAACAAATTTCAATGGTATGTTTCAGTCATGTGGAAATTTAACAACAGTACCATTTTTAGACACCAGTAAAGGAACAGATTTTGGTGAGATGTTTTATTACTGTAACAATTTAATAACAGTGCCAGCGTTAGACACAGGTAACGGAACAAATTTTATGTGGATGTTTAGTTCATGTAGCAATTTAACAACAATACCATTGTTAGATATTAGCAAAGGAATAGATTTATACGGTATGTTTGATGGCTGTACCGCACTTCGAAACATAACTTTTGCGGGCACAATAGGGCAAAGTCTTGATATGCAATATTCGCCTTTAAACAAAGCAAGTATAGAGAGTATTATCAGTTGTTTATCCACTACTGCAACGGGAAAAACCTTGACCTTAAAAAAATCTGCAAAAGAAGCAGCTTTTACTGATGAAGAATGGAGCGCGCTCGCAGGGGCAAAAACAAATTGGACTATAAGTCTTATGTAAAGGAGTGATGATATGGTAGTAAGAAATATTTTATATGCAGATGAAGGGAAAATCTTAACAGACGGAGTGGCCTACGGCACGGAAATTTTGCTTGAGGTTGGAAGAAATGCTGACGAGTTTTATGAAATAACAAAAGAAGAATACGAAGAAATCATTAAAAAAGAGGAAGCGGAAAATGCTAAAAATTGAGAAAAAACAAATAGCATATAACTGTGCCAAGCGTACATCTGAAATAAAGTATATAGTCATTCACGATACCGCTAATAAGTCAAAGGGTGCAGATAGTGAAGCTCATTTTAAATATTTCAACGGAGGAAACCGAAATTCTTCTGCTGATTTTTTTGTGGATGATACAAAGATTTTGCAGGTGAATGATTACACAAAATTCTGTACTTGGCAGGTAGGTGACGGCAAAGGAAAATACGGCATCACCAATCAAAACTCCGTGGGCATTGAAATTTGCATAAATGCAGACGGCGATTACGAGAAGGCGTTTTGTAATGCCATAGAACTTGCGAAGTATCTTATGAAGACGCTCGGCATCCCTGCTGAGCGTGTAGTAAGGCATTACGATGCAAGCCGTAAAAACTGTCCTGCATCAATGAGTGAAAATAACTGGCTCCGTTGGCAGGAATTTAAGGAGAAGATTATGGAGAAAAAGTTTAAAGACATAAAAGGACATTTTGCAGAAAAGGCAATCGAGGAGCTTTACAGTATGGGTGTGGTTAACGGCGTTTCAGAAACGGAATTTGTACCGGACAGAGCCGCAACCCGTGGTGAAGTGGCAGTTATTGCAAGAAATATAATCAGGTATATTACAGGAGAGTAAAGGATGAAAATAACATTATATTTAAAGGCGGTAACAGGAGCGCTTGCGGGAATTATATCGGCGATTTTTGGTCCTTTAAATGCGTTTTTTTACGGCCTTGTATTTTGTGTTATTGCAGATTATATCACGGGAATCTGCGCGGCTATATATGAAAAAAAGCTTGATAGCCGCGTGGGTTATATGGGAATACTTAAAAAAGTGGTGCTTATGACAATAGTGGCACTTTCTCATGTCATCGGCAATGTGGCGGACATACCTGCCATACGCGAAGTGGTTATTGGTTTTTACATAGCCAATGAGGGAATTTCCATATTGGAAAACGCATCGAAGATGAACATAAAATACACAAAAAAACTAAAAAAATGGCTTTCTCAGTTGCAGGAATGGGAATAAAATTAAAAGGGGAAAATTATTTTTATAATTTTTCCCTTTTTTCTTGTGTTTTTTAACTATAACACTTGAAAAAGCGGTTTTTTTGTGTCATAATATGATATGTATGGAAAAGTATGTTAAAACATATAAAACAAAAGGGTATGAAAGGTGAATTGTTATGGCAGATATGAAAGAAATCTTGAAAAAAGTAGCGGACAATATGACCGCAATCAAAAACCAGGGTATTGATGAAGTATGCCCCATCGGTATCATTGATATCGAAAACTGGGAATGGCCCCAGGGTGTAGGTATGTACGGTATGTACAAATACTACAAGGAATTGGGCGAAACCTCATACCGCGATTATTTAATCGATTGGTATGACAGACACATCACAGGCGAATTGCCCGAAAAGAATGTAAACACAATGTGTCCTATGTTGACACTTGCATATTTGGCAGAAGAAACAGGCAGAGAAGACTACTTAAAGCTTTGTGCTGAGTGGGCCGAGTGGGTTATGTATGAAATGCCCAGAACCGAAGGCGGCGGTATTCAGCATATCGTAAGCGGTGAAGAAAACCACAATCAGGTTTGGATAGATACACTCTTTATGACAGTTTTATTCTTAGCTAAGATGGGACTTTTACTTGATAAACCCGAATACATTGAAGAAGCTAAGTTCCAGTATTTATTCCACATTAAGTACTTGGCTGACAGAGATTCAGGCTTCTGGTTCCATGGCTGGACATTTGATGAGCGTCACAACTTTGCTAACGCTTTGTGGGCGCGCGGTAACTGCTGGTACACAATCGGCTCAGTAGAATTAATCGAAATGTTAGGCTTAGAAGGCGCTATTAAGAAATACTTATTAAACACACTCGAGTTCCAAGTTGAAGCTTTGGCTAAAACACAGGACGCATCAGGCGGTTGGCACACACTCGTTGACGATCCCGATTCGTACCTTGAAGCATCAGCTGCAGCAGGCTTCGGCTACGGTATCTTAAAGGCAGTTCGTTTAGGTCTTATTGACGAAAAATACAAAGAAGTAGGCGTAAAAGCTTTAAACTATGTTATCGACAATGTAGCAGAAGACGGCGAAGTTCAGAATGTATCTTATGGTACAGGTATGGGCAGAACATTGGAAGCTTATCGTGTTATCCCGATTTGCCCCATGACATACGGTCAGTCATTGGCACTCCTTATTTTAACAGAAGGTGTTCGCTTATAGTAGGTGTTCCCGAAAGTGCAATTTTTGGTGAAAAATTAAGAAATGTACAATGTAGGAGAAAAAATCTTACTCTTGAGAACCCTGTAATTCCTATTGGTTCTGACAAAGAAATGGAAACTGTAAAATCATCAAAAGAATAGGAGATATGGCCTATGAATTTTTTAGAAAAAAAGAACGAAATGCTTGAAAAAATGATAGAAAATGCGCACGGACGCTTTGACCCCGAGTATGGTATGCTTACCAGATTGGTAGAGGGACATAAGGGAGCGTACCACACGAATTACACAGGTCTTATTCACCATACCCGTGACAGCGCTGAGTATATCAATAAAGTGTGCTATATGAAAAAAAGCGAGTATTATTCTGAAGTACGCGCTATATTAAAAAAACTTCCTGAAGTTCAGGACAGCCGTGAAGGTTCGCCAACCTACGGCTTGTGGGGATATGTGTGTGAAGAACCTATAGAGGAAATGCTTGCACCCGACTACAACAACGCAGACTTTACAGGCAAGCACATAGCTTACGTTTTAAAGCATTGCCCTGAGGCTTTGGATGAAGAAAGCAAAGCCGCTGCGAAACTCAGTTTAACTCGTGCGGCACAGTGCAGCATAAACAGAAATGTATCAGCAGACTACACTAATATCAGCTTTATGAGTTTGAATACCATTATTGGTGCAGGTGAGCTTTGTGATCGCCATGATATGTTCGAAATAGGCAAGAAGAGATTGGAAACAGCCTACAAATATCAAAAACATAACGGCGGTTTTTCAGAATTCAACAGTCCTACATATTCTCCTTTGGTTGTTGAGGAATTAGGAAGACTTTTAACAATTACAGAGGACGAAGAAATTACAAAAATGGCAACAGAACTTATCTATATGGCGTGGGAGGAAATTTTGTGCCGTTATGATAAGGACCGCTGTGAACTTTGCCCGCCTATGATGAGAGCTTATCGCACTTCAGCT